AGAAGAAGTTTAAACTTCTTCTGGGTTATATATTATTAAGGTGATTCATATATCTTATATTTATTTTAAGGAGGAAAAGTATATGAAAATTTTTAGCGTATGTGCAAGAGTAGACTATCAAGGTCAAGATGTTATCGACTTAGGGTTATTTAAGTCTTCTAAAGCTGCTTTATTAGCAATGAAAACATTCATCGATGAGCATGTTCGAGCTGCTAGTAAAATTAGTGTAGAGCTATTTACCTTTAGCGATAACACTTTGAATCAAGATGCTAGTCTTCCATATACGACTACTGATCTTATGTACAATCCTAGTACTAAGAAGTATGATGATCTAAATCCAGTATTATTTGTATAATACTGGTGGGAGGGAGAATTTATCTCCCTCCTTTATTTTTTTTGTAAAAATATCCCCATAGGAGCTCAACTCCTATGGGGAATAATTTTTTAGTATTTAATTAATGGATATAAATTAATGTGATTTGGATGAATAGAATTCCCTCCAGAGTATACACTAGAAGATTTAGATGCATCAAATTTTAATTTTTTACCATAAGTAGAACCTCTAAGTTCTATTGATTGCGCAGTACCTCTTGTTGGTTCTGTATCTTTAACAAATGCACCAGACGCACTTTCAATACCAACTACCCCATCATTGCGGATTGCCATTTCACCAGTAATCCTAGGAGCACTAGAAGTAACGAATTTGCCAATATCATCAGCATCGACATCTGCCTTTAAATATACGTATCTATAATCTGGCAAGAAGAATTTATCAGAACCAGATTTTCTGAATAGACCACGTTTATTTGTATCAGTTGTCCATAGACCATTCTTTTCTACAAAGTCATAAAGTCTAGGGTATCTGGATTTTGCAACTTCTGCACCATCAGCTAATACATAGCCATTAGCTTTATATGGAAGTAAAACTAATTCACCAACTAAATGAGCATCATCTCTATCAAAGTATTGTACTACAGAATTACCTTCCAAGTTAATAACTGCACCGATAATATTACTATTACTTCTTAATGTATTAGCATTATTATCACTCACATTAACTGCATTATTAGATACAACTTGATATGCTTTACCTTCATGGATGAATTTTTCACCTTTAGCGAAAACTGCACCATTAGTCCACATTCTATATCCAGTTTGTAATTCTATATATCTAACTAAATTGGAATTTGCATTATTAACTACACTTAAAGCATTATTAACTGTTTGGGTTAATGTATCTTTAGTAGTATTAACTAAGCTAGTTAAGCTAGTTTTAGTAGCTTCTATAGTATCAGAGTTAGCAAATTCAACCCAGTCATTAATATTAGAATTACCAACAGCAAATTTAACTTTTTTGCTTCTTGGATCATAACCAAATTGACCAGTGAAGCTAGGAGTCATGTTAGTATTACCATGGATATTGAAATGATCCATGGAATCATATCCACCTCTACCATCAGAGATATAATATTGAGGACCACCATATCTTTGAGATAAACGTGTACCAATGATTTGACCTCTAGTAGTACCAGTTTGCCATACATTAGTTCCAACTTCTTGGAATCTAACTGTACCGCCACCGCCAGTTTCATTAGCTGTATTCTTATTAACTGTACCATTTACATAGATATCACCATCAGTAGCATAATATACAGTAGGGATATTTGTATCAACTACGTTATTAGCTCCAGTTACATTTACACAAGATCCTTCAGCAGAACGGATTGCATGTGTAGCTTTACCAGAATAAGTACAGTTTTCTAATTGTACGTTAGCAGTGAATGCATCTATATGGAAGAAACTAAATCCATTATTTGCATTGATCTTATTAGCTAACTTACTATTCATATTCATAAATCTACATTTGATAAACTTAGCAGTTGCATTAATAATTTCAATATTAGAGAATTCACTGATATCTCTAATATATTGATCACTCAATGTACCAATATCAAATGTAATATTTTCAAATACAACTTGATCAGAGTTACTGATATAAATTGCAGGTAAGATTACAGGTTCAGTACCACCATTTATTACACGTACTTTACCTTTAAGACCAATGAATTGAAGTCTTTGAGGAATATTATATCCAGGATTAACAAAGTTATAGTTTCTAGCATCATCAACATAGTTACCAGGTGCGATATTAATAACTATCTCTTTCATATAATCCATATGAGCTAATCTTACAACATCAGATAAGTATTTAACTGGAGTTGCTTTATCACCAGTGAATACATCACCAGTATAATCTTTATTTACAAAGATTTGACCATTAGCTTCTGTAAGTTGATAAGCTACATTATCAGGATAAGCTCTAGTTAATTTATTATTATAAGATACACTATCATTATCTGCTTTATATGTGATATGAATATCTTCAGATTGATTGCCTAAGAGATATACATTAGCTCCCATATCAAATAAATTAGCTTGATAGTTGAATCTTAATGCATCAGATGTAATTTGATATCTATTTGCAGTTACTACAGCATCAGTTGGATTCAATTTCTTGAAAGACCAAGGCATATTAGTAATAGAATGATGGTTAGATTTAAGCAAGTCTACATTAGCTGGTAATGTAGGAGCAAATCTATTCATCATAGCAAGACCACCATCCGCTTGAGTTACAAAGTTACGACCAATATAAGATACAGTTAAGCCGATACATGTATTATTATAATCGCCATCAACCCAATCTGCATTGTGGAGTCTGATATCATCTTCACTATTATTATGGAATAACAACGTAGCACCATGGAAATCTTCTTCTCCTGTAGGAGCTGGAGTCATTCTAATAGCATTTCGGTCAGCTGCAGTCTTATGAGAGTTATACATATCTTTGAGAGATTGAGCTGGCATACCAAATTTACCAGGAATACCATTAGGGTATTTAGATACATCTTGTACATACACTTTCTCAACTAACTTCTCGTTCATCAATCTGATAGCATTACCATAATGATCTTTATGCCAATGAGTGATTAATAAGAATTCAAACTTAGTGATATTATTTTCTCGCATAGTAGCTTTGATAGAGTTTATACCACCATCACCAATGCTATTATTAAAACAGTCAATAATAAACCAGTATTTCTTATCAACACCGACGATAGTACAATCACCGATATCTTGTTTATCTTGATCACCTTCTTGGCGAGGACCAAATTTAGGGAAGATAACGTCTAAAGATTTAGCTTGTGCTACTTGGGAACGTTTCTTTAAGTCTTCTATTGTTTCACCAAGAGAACGAGTTAAGGATTCAAAGTCTGGACGTGTAATAGTAACTTGAGAGTTATTAGTTGCACGAGAACGAGCCACTTTATATACTACTATCTCAATTACATCACCTTTATCTGCAGTATAACCAACTAATGAGATACTCTTAGATTCAGAAATGAATTGATAGTTCTTACCTTGGATGAGTCGTACACCATTATGGAATACTTCTAATCTATCCACCCCAGGATCATAGTTAAGTGTATTAAATCTAAATACATTTTCACCATCAGCTAATACCGCATAGGAGTATGTAGTACTATCGATTAGGTATGGTAAACCATTAGTTACATAGAAGCGTTCAGAGATATAGTCATACTGTAAGTATAATTCATCTCCAGCTTGAATTTCATTAGCTTTAGCTGGTTCAAAACCAACAAAGATTGGAATAGCTTTACCATCAACTCTAAGAGTTGGGTTATTACCAACATTAGCATGGAAACGTACACTGATTACATTACCATCAAGTAATTTATACTCATTAGGTAAAGTAGTACCCATATTAACGTTATCATCTTTAGTAACGCATCGAGTAATAATACCACCACGGTCTAATAATGCATTCATTTTATCATAAAGACTTTTAACTGCTGCACTAGAAGCTACAGATGTAGTATCATTAGATGTATAGCTATGAGAATACTTTTGCATTCTATCGATAGGCACAGTACCCTTATTGAGGTATGCACCATCAATATAATTCATAGTCTCAAGTTTAGGAGCTTGAGCATTATAGATGAAGTAGAAGTTAATTGTACGACCAGCTTCGACTTCTTCTTGGAATGTAATTTGATTACCTTCAATAGAGTAACGGTTAGGATAGATTTGAAGAGTACCAATGAATACTAAGAGCATATTAGGTTGATCAAAGTATCTTTCAAAAGGTACTGGGATATCAAACGTTTTACCTTTTTTAGTTACTACAATAGAATCAAATGCAGATGCAATATGAGAGATTTGTCTAACTTTAGCTTCTAAAGTTTCACCATCATCTGTGTATACTTGAGAAGCAATAGTCATAGGAGCATATCGCTCTTCACCTTTAACTAAGGTAGTTGGAGTTACATTTTTATAGTCACCTAGAAAACGTGTAATCTCAGTAGTAGCTACAACATTTTTCCAAGCACTAGTCCAAACATAGAATAATTCGGACTCTTTAATATAGTAAATAAGATCTGTACTTACTTGGTCGTTATTAGATAAACGATATCGTTCAGTATCAGTATTTACTATTTTAAGTTTATTTGTTTTAAATCGGATGTCATGGGCTACATCATAGAATACTTCTTCAGTATCAGTGGTGTAGATAAATTGACCTTCCGAGATTGGTACCTGAGAGAGATGAGCTCGTTCGGTAGCCAAATATTTTAAAGTTGCCATGTGTAAGATACCCCTTTATTAAATAGTATTATCAGTTGCAAGATCTTTACCAATCATACCAGCAGCTACTGAATAGAACCAGTTTACGCCACGGTCATATGTAACAAGACGAACCAATTGAGCTTCTTTATTTTTACTAGGAATGATACGTCTAGGAATTTTAACTTGAACCCCATCAGCTCTAGTAATAAAGATATTGATAGCATCTGTACCAATATTTTGAGGATCTAGAATAAGAATAATTTCTGCAGTAGATTTATCTAAACCTACAATGGTAAATGATGGATTAGCACTATCCAATATAAAGTTATAAACTCTATCAGGACGGATTACTTTATTGCTACCACCAGCTAAGTTAACTTTAGCTTCTTGAGGTAAGTTTTCTTTATTTGTATTATAGTTTTCTAAACCTTTAACACGAGGTAATGGATCTTCTGCATTAAGAAGACCAGTTACTTTAGCATTAAGTTGAGAGAAACTATTTGTTAAAGTATTAGTTGTAGACTCAAGATTAGCAATATTACTTGTAAGGTTAGGAATACCTTCCAAAGATTGAGTTCTAGCTTTTAAGTCAGTTAATGTAGGAGCAATATTAAGAGAATCAATAGTGTCCAAACGACCTAATATACTAGTACGAATTTGAGTATTCTCATTATTATATGCTTTAAGAGAACCAATCTCTTGGTTCATATTAGTAAACTTAGTTTCAGTACTATTGGATAAATTATTTAATTTACCATTCAAAGTATTGATAGAAACACTATAGTCTTCACCTTGCTCTAAGTTAGCAATACGTTGTTGTAGAGCTAAGATTTTAGAGTTAGGATCACCTAAAGCTTTAAGTTCATTAACTTTACCTTCAAGAGTATTTACTCTTGAACCATAATCTTCACGAGCTTCTAATACAGTAATCTTATTACTTAATTTATTAAGCTCTAGATCTGCAGCATTCTTAACACCTGTAATCTTAGTATTAAGATTATCATTAGTAGTGCCGATTAATGTATTTAAATCATCCAATCTACGAGTAGCCGCATCAATATCAGTACGTAATACTGGAAGATTAGAGTATTGATTAGCTGTGAATTTAACAGCAGCTACATCATCTTGAAGTTTCTTAAATTTAACAGCATCAGGTGGTGCTGTTTCTTCTAAGTGACGTACACGTTCTACAATATCTGTATCTGTACGTTGTACCCACTTAACGATATTACCATCTTTAACTGGGTAAGTATTATTAGCTGCATGACTGAAACCATTGATTTCGATAGTACCAGCATAATCCACAATAGAATCATTATCAAATGTAATTTGTGGTACACGATATCTCTTAACAGGTTCATCTACAGTATTTAGATTATATTTGGAAAGATGTTTAATATAACCATCTAAGTTTACAATACCAACGCCTTCTACGTTGAATGTATAGCTAGATAGGTCTACATTCTTTTCAACTTCTTTTAGAATATTTCTTGTTATATCAAATATAACAGATTTATCTTCGGCGGAAACTACATAGAGTTTACCAGTCTTATAATCAAATAAGATTTCTTTTTTCTCAGCCAGGAAGCGAGAATTATAATCTAATGCTATAAGAGGAAGACGAGTCCCTTTATAGTTAGAAGTAGCCATATTATACCTCCTTGCGAATATGTATTTTAATTACATTAATGTTCAAAATATAAGCGGATAGGGATTTTGACATCCCTATCCGGTATTATATTATTCTCTGATTACATTAGATGAATCAAATATATTAGTTTGGAATAGATTATCTGTTTCACTTTCATCGACAGCAATCTTAGGTAATTCTTTAAGGAATACTGGAGTATCACGTTCTTCAATAGCTTCTTCAGAAACTACATTAGATACACCAGGATCACCTGCAAGCTGAGATTCAGTCATTTCTTCATTTAATCCAGTATAATCAATATCAGGATTGTTGATATGAGTTGCATCTAAAGCATTAGATAAGTATACGTTAGTATCAACGTTAGTCAATAATACTTTATTATTGTAGCTCAAACCAAGTACACCACCAAATTCAGATTCAGCTTTATTTAAAGTCATATCAGTTTTGATAGCATTTCTACCAACTCTGATAGTATAAGACTTACCAGGTTCTACTTTGATATAAGAACTTGTTTCTGGTGCAATAGAAGACACTGCTCTAGAAACGTTCACGCCATTAATAAGCATCAAGTTAACTCTATTACGGTTTTCAGGAGCTTTACTTGAGTTAATAGCATTCTCATCATTTCTATCTACAATACCAAACTCAGTTACACCACAACCATACATAGTACCATTACTGCTATAATGAATTTCATTACCATCATTGATAGTATTAGCAACTCTAGAATCATATTCATTAGTGAGTCTATCATAGAAAGTACTCAACTCTACAGATTCAATATCACCAAGTTTAGGAACTGGTGCTACAGAGAAGTTTGTACTACCATAACCACAGAATTGGAATGCTGCTGGATATCTTTCAATATCTTCAGTAGTTATCATCTTACTGTAACCACTGCATAATGTAATGATAATCTCGCCTACATTATCAGGACAGATCCAATATTCTTCACCAGGTTTAGTAAAGCTTTGATTGAATTGTAAGTTGAATTCATCACTATACATTTCTTCTAAGCTATTAACAAATGTATCTGGTTTAGTTAATGTATCACCTTTATAGAAGATAGGTGTATTATCACGATCAGAGTCAAAGTCAATACGATATTTTAAATGATATTGACTGATATCTGTATCAGCAGTAGTATAAGCAATATTGATGAAGCCATTTTGTGGAATGGTTAACTTATATTTCAAACCAGGATATACTTTGACATTTCTGATAATTTCTTTTTGATAGAAGTAACCAGAAGTCAATCTACCTTTAGAGTCTTCTGTTTCAGTTTTACGTAAAGGTTTCATAGCTGGAACGAAATTATTTACTTCAGGTAATCCACCAATAGGTTTCTTATAGATTGGTTGACTAATCAGATTAAGATCTTTACCAATATTTTCATCAATATAAGCTGCCACCTCTGTAGGTAAAATATAGCTTACTTCACCGAATTCAATATCTTTAGATCTTAAGTAACCCAATGTAGTTACTGCAGTACTTATAGGTTTAAATCTACTAGAAGAAGCAATAGTCTTAATCTCAAGCATAGATACATCTTCAGGGCAAGTAAATGTATATTTACCAGGAGCAATATACTTATTAACTATAGTAGCTAAGCTATAGATAGATCTATTCTTGAACGTACTTGCATCATAAGTATATACAAATGGCAATCCTTTATTGATACCATGAGATGTATAGTGAGTTCTAATAATATCATTAATGATAGCTTCTTGAGAAGTATCTGGAACGATATACTTTTCAAGATCTGTTACGTTATTATAGATATTGAATAACTTATTGATATCATCATTAGATACTTGATTCATAATGATATCATAGTCAGAGTTAATATCTTTATACTCAGCTAATTCTGGAATAGATGGAGTATAATCTAATACCAATGTATTGAAACGTGTTTGAACGTCAGATTTCAATCTAATGATATTATTCGCAACGTTCATGATATTATCTTTATTGATCTTCTTACCATTGATAAACATGAAGTAGAGCTTATTATTCAATAGATGATCTAAGTCATTTCTATTCAAATATAAGTATCCACGTTCATTAATCATTGGATGTTGTACATCTTCACGTTCTAAACTTCTATTCTTTTGGTTAGCAATGTAGAAGTATAGGAAGGATAATGTTTGACCAGCCTTCAATGCATCATTATAGTTTCTTAGAGTGATCTTATTCAAATCTTTATCTAATACATAACGAGAAGAGTCAATGAAAGTTTGATTAGCAAATACCATTAAAGAGTTACCAAGTTTAAGATAGTTCTCAAATGGTAATGGAATATCAAATTCAGTTTGACCATCAACTACTGCTTCTTTATCAATTACTTCTTTAGCAATTACCATATAGTCAGAGTCTGCTAAAGTGAATGTAACTTGACGATCAGTAGTAGTAATTATACTATCATCAATGAATGTAATAGTATTCATTGTTTTAGAGATAGTATATTGAGATTCTCTGATGAATGTACTACCAACAGTTACGATGATTTTCTTATCCATAAGCATAGAGTCAGCCCATGGGATATTAAATGTACGTTGACCATTTTCAGTACATGCTACAGACTCAGTGACAAACTTAGTATATTTAGAGTTATTAACTACACCACCAATAGTTGCAGTCTCAGTGTCAATATTTTCAGTATATACAAAGATAAATGTAACTGTACGTCCTTCCCGAACAGCATCTTCACGACTTAAGAATCGTAAATCATTACCAACTACTTCATAACGACGGTTATCTACATAAGTATCACCAATTACACAGAAGAATTTACCAGTCTTCTTATCGAAGTCATGTAATGCTTTAGGTAATTTAAATACTAGTTGACCATCTTGCTCTGCAAATACTTCTTCAATAGCAGTCTTAACAGATACATTTTTACCAGTAACAAAGTTGAATACTAATTCTTGACCTAAGTCTAAACCATTAGTTGTAAGTAACTCAACAGTATTAGCTTTAGTATCAATATAATACTCAGCATCATTTAAGAATACACCATTTCTAATTAAGAAGAAGCTATTTTGATCTTCAAAGTATTTAGCGTATGGTAATGGAATAGTAAACTTAAGTTGATTATTCATTGTAGCTCTAACAGATACTGCAGAAGTACCAACTTTATTCTTTTGATCTGGATAGATAAATACAAAGATCAATGCAGTACCAGCATCAATACCTGTATCTTGGTCAAAGAACTTAATTTGTTTAGTACCTTCCATGATTTCATATCGTTTAGGGTTTACATAGATACCACGATATGTAACGAAGAAGAATCCTTCAAAGCCTTCAGGGTATGGAATATCAAAAGTCAATTGGTTATCTCTAGTAGCCATAACAAATTGAGGATCGATATTTAATACATCATCTTCTTTAATACCACCATATGGATTATTTTCAATCATTTCATTATATAAGAATACGAAAGTGATTTCACGACCATATGCCACATAGTCTTTAGGATCTTTAAATACAATAGTACGACCAATTACGTTATATCTAGATTGGTCTACCAATACAGAGCCACGTAATAATAGGAAGCTATTCTTATTCAATAAAGAAGATTTAGAAGGGAATGGAATAGCAAATACTGGTTGTTGATTTACAGTGGCTTTTAATGTAACCACGTCAACACGGTTTGTTTTACCAATATCAGTATAGTTGAAGTCATAAGGTAAATAGAAGATATCTACTCTATCACCTTTTTGAGCAATACGACGTAGATGAACACAGACTTCGGTAGCTGTATTTTCTACTTCAGGGACAATAACTCTATACATATCCTTACTTAATAGACGACCATTGTGGAATACAGCGAATCTATCTTTATTTAAGCAAGGGATAAAGTCTCTACCAAAGAAGTAACGTACTGTAGGTTTAGTAATATTAAAGTGCTGATATTTAAACTGATTCTTAGCAGCCATATAAATGGTCTTACCATAATATGCTGGGTTAGTGAATGTAACAGTTTTATTATCTTTATCTAAAGTATACTTAACGTCATAGATAGTACGTTTATTGTATGGAAGTTCTTTATAGATTTGATCTTCAGTATAGTTAGCAAATACCATTAGATCTTCATACTTGATTGTGGTGTTTTCGATAGTATTATTATCTTCAGTACACTCTACTTTCAAGTAGTTATTATTTACTCCAGTGAAGTAAGTGAATTCAAATTCATCATAGTCAATGATATCATTGATCTCAGCATTAGTAATAGGAATTTGGAAGTCATTATTAACGTATCTAATACGGTCATATAGATCCCATAGTTCACCATTCTTATAGATGATTACAAATGTCTCTGGAGATTTATGATATCCTCTAGGAAGAGATAATACATTATTAGCGATTTGAGCTTTTAACTCTTTACCACTAATAGATCTAGAATGAATCTTTAAACGCTTCTCATAGAGTTTATCAAACATAGAAGAATTATAACGACTGATATATCTAATACCAGAAGATACATTATCTTCATAGTCTGTATTGTATTTATATTGGAAGTCAAAATCACGACCCAATGCATTGACATCTAATGCAGGCATTTCATTTTCAGATTCAGTAATAAGACTCTTTAACAAATCCTTATTTTCAGGAATAGTGATATTGCTTCTATTATGATTAGTGATATCACGATAGAAGTATTTAACTTGTAAGTCATAAGTTAATGGATCACCATTATTCATAGTAATGATATTAAGATTCTTAATATCAGGATCTATTGTTTTATCAAATAGACTATTAGCCCAGCATAGGAAGTTATTCTTAGTGAGCTTATATTTAGCATCAAAGTCTAAATCTCTGTTATCAACTCTACCACCAGCTAATACTTTAAAGAATCCAGTCTCTAATTTAAGAGTAGTGGTATCTAAACTATATACAATGGAGCCAAATGGAGACAATTGACCATCTTCATCAAATCTAAATAACTCAGTATTTGGTTTAGGAATCTTTCTTGTCTCAGAATAGTTCATATAAGTGAATGGTAGATTTACCATTTCAACTTTATCTATATGCAAAGGATTAAGATCCTTGACAGTATTCTTATCGCAAACGAGATATGTATATTTAGCATTCCGTACTACACGGAAAGTAGACCATTTTACATGGCGACCATTTACAAATAGCATAAATGGATATACTAGACCTTCGTTGACTGCATCAGTCATACGTTTATCGAAGTCAATAGTTTTCTTAGTCAAATAATTAAGACGGTAACGTACTCCAGTAATACGAAGTACGTAGCCTTCTTTCTCATAAGTTACATAGTGACGAATACCTTTAGATACATAGTAGTTCATCTTATCCCAGCTAATATCAACTACCTCTGGGACGATACCTTTCTGCATCCCAGAGATATTTGTAGTGGAATAATTCTTAAGTTGATCAACGTAGTTATAAACTTCGTTATCGTAAGTTTTCATAGTATTGACCTCCGACATCTAGAACTGTTTTAACATATTCAGGAAGTCCACGGTTAGTCACCTTTTCAATAGTAGATTGATTATTTAAATAGCATCCAATATATGCATTAGTCATCATAGCAGAGAATGCTGGGAAATACTCTAATGCAAATAAAGCAGATGGAGAGTACATTTTAACCCATGTAGCAATTACTACTTCAGTAGTTAATTTATGGAGTTTCAAAGAATCTCTAAGCATAGCTACAAAAGCATCTAAGTTCTTGAAGGAATCACGTTCCACATAGGACTCAATTAATTCAACTTCACGATCAGAGATACGAGCAATTTGTTTAGAGAATGCTGTATTATTAGCATAACCATATTTAGGATTATTGCTACCAATGATATTCTTAATGAAGTATTGGGAAGCAAGATACATAACACGGTTATGGATATTACTTACTGTATTCGTTTTGAATAAGTAGTTAATAATATTATTGAATAGGGAAGCAAAAGCATATGCACCAGATTTAACTAGATCGAATCTGGATACGATATTAGAATAGCCACCAAAGTACATCATGTTTACAGATGCCTCTAATAGATGAGCAACTAGTTGTTTAACATTGTTGCATTTATATTTACCACCTTCAAAGTCAATGATTTGAGTGCAGTCTACATAGATCAAGTATTTACCAGTGCCACCTTTAATATCTTTAGCAGTTAATACTCGAGTGCTACGGTTTAATGGGTGTGTACTTGTATAAAGTACGATTTGCTTAGATTCCATCGCAGAGATTAAGAAAGAACCAACTTGTGTTTTCTTAACATCATATGCAATATCGGCAAAAGCTTCAGAATGGACGTCAATTTCTTTACCACCTTTGATAAAGCTTAAGACAGATTTTTCATATTCATCTTTATATTGGGAAAAGATAAAAGTCTCATTTATGAGTTTGAAATTCAACTGAGCCATTATAATCCTCCTTCGAAAAGTATCTTAAAATATTACTACAATGTTTAATTTGCAGGTGTATACACCCCTAGGAGACTTAACCTCCTAGGGGTGCAACTAAGTATGTGTTTATAACAATGGAGACACACATCTAAAATGAATACAAGAAAACACTGGCTGTCACTGTTCTCATTATGATATATGTGTAATATAGCGGCGAAACTATATTACTATTAAGTTCTCTAAGTAATTCTTTAATAATGCCCAGACATATAGATATAAAGGAGGAGAATTATGTTTGAATCTAACCTGGATGAGGTACGTATAGGTACTTATGAGCACGGAGAGAATAAAGTTCCAAGTGTGACTCAAGTACTTAGTCATATAAATGAAGACTATATTGCTCAATGGGCAAACTCATTGGGCTTTAAAGGTATTGGATATCGTAGAGAATTAAATAGATATGCCGTCGAAGGAACTAAAGTTCATAATGAGATTGAACAGTTTCTGACTGAGGGATTATGTATGACAGATCCAGTAGATAAGACTATGGGATTCATGTCATTCATTCAATGGTTTAATGATTATGGGTATGAGAAGAATATTCTTATTGAACCAATCACGTTAGAGAAATCACTTATTGGTAAATACTTCTGTGGGACTATAGATGCGGTTATGAGAATCGGTAATGAAGTTCATATTGTAGACTATAAGACTTCAAGTAATATTGGATATAAATACTTTATGCAATTATCTGCATATAGATATCTACTATCTAAGATAGGTATTCATGTAGATAAGCTTACAGTATTACAGCTTAATAAATATGAATCTAAGTACAAGCAGTATACTATAGATATCAAACAGAATGAGGAGTTAGTTGATAGTCTATTCAATGGATTCATCAATACATTAAACTCATTCAATAGTATTAGGTTATTAAGAGAGATTAAATCCTCTGAGTTTGGAGTGAAATAATATGAGTGAATTATTTGGAAATATAGCCTTAGCATCATTACTAACTGCTGGTATAATTGGAGTTGGTGGATGTGCAATCAAAATCATCAATCTTGAATCTAAGATTGGTGATGTATTGTTATGGATAACTGCATTCTTTGCAGGTGTAGCTGGAATATCATTTATTGTCTTTGTATGGTTAATCACAGTATTTGGAGGACATACATGCTTTATTTATTGATGTTTAAAATAGCAGCCGCATCGCTTATAACTACATTAGTATTAGTCGTTATTACTCGTGGTCTAGATATAAATGATGGTATTAGTGTAACCATTGGTGGACTTGCATTAATAGTAACTTTATTAACATCTTTCTTAGCGGCTTGGATGTGGGTATTTAATATATAGCCGGAGATTAAATATGACAGAAGTTTATTATGCTGAATTATTTATGAAAATAATAGGGGCATCATTCTGTAGTATGGGACTATTAGCTTCAGTAGCAGCATTTCTTATGATGTTAGATACAGATATCAATATCGTCAGAATATTTATTATACTGATGTCTATATTTGGTATCATCATGATAGTTGCTATTCTATGTCGGATATGGTTGGAGGTATTCTTCTAATGTTTTCTTATAAAGTAATGATAGTTTCATTTGCATTATTTGTAATAGATGCAGTAGTTCTATATAGTTATTATGGCGAAGAAGTTTTATCTAATAGAGAAGAAAGAGTATTAATCTTAGTAGAAAAGCTATCTGCTATTCTATTTGGTATTCTCTTAATATCTTTAGCTGCAACAGTTTGTCAATTATTCGGTTGGGTGTGATAAAATATGTTTAGTCCAATACTGGAGACATTTAATATACCACAGCTACAGAAGTTTATAGTAGTATATAAAGAACTTCTTCATGAGTATGACTCATGTCATGTCTTAAAAAGTTTGTGGTATAAATATAAAATTTATAAATTAAGAAAGAGTATGTTTGCTTATATTGAGACAGCGGACATATATGAACTAATTGCTGGTATAGTTGGAATTCAACTAAACAATCCACAAGATTATATCTTTTATAATACAAATGATAGCACTGTAAGATATCAGATTAAACGTGTTCCAGGAAATGAATATGTCTTATTTGATATCACCGAAGGTCCAAAAAATGTAGCTATTACAGCTGGACCAGCACATCATCTTCTTCTTAATAAAGAGATCGATGCTAAAGTTACATATACTCTTTGGGTAGAACCTGGTAAAAGATACGTAAGCGAGTTCAATATCAATAGATATAATGATAATGAGATCGATAAGTATTTAGATCCAGCAATGGATCCTAAATTGAATACAGATAGAATGCTTAGAGTTTGTGTTAAGTATTTTATGGAATGGGTAATAGATAAATAAAATAGTTATATATTATAAACGTGATAGGATATCTAGTCCTATCACGTATATATTTTATTTAAGGAGATTGATAAAAATGAAAGAACTAAAGAAGCTTAGCAATAGAGATCTTATCTTATTAAGATCTGTAAAGCAATTTGGACATCAAATTGGGTATATGTTTAATACCATTCTAAGAAGCTATGATGCAGCTACACGATATAAATGTAGACAAAATCTTAGAGTTATATTAGATAATATTGATAAACGACTTAGTTTATTCAAATGCCAGTTAAATCATAATGGAGGAGCTATTGTATCATTCTATAATAACTTACCTAGAGTGGTTGATAGTAGTCTTGGATCAGTTAGCGTTAGCTATATTGATAAGACTAATAGTGAGACTTCATTCCGTTGGATGGAAGATTATGATATGCGTTATGTGATACATATGCTACATAGAATCAGAAAACGTCTTATTGATATCTATAAATTTGATAAGACTAAACTCTCTAAGTTTAAAGGGAATGATCATACTATTGTAGTATATAAAAATGGTAATATTGACTATTTAGATTCAGAGTATCGTCAAAAGGACTTTGATAAATATATTAAGATATATGACTTATTAATCGGAAGTCCATTATTACAATCCTTCTATCCAAATATCAAATTTGAAGAAGGCGTTATGAAGTTCTATGATGGAAAGATATTATTATACTACGTTGATCCTAAAGAGAAGATGATAGTTAGTCTTGATGGTGGTAACTCACGTACAGGTTATCTTTTAACTCCAAAAGAGTTGAATAAAGTTATTAACCGAATTAATAATTTAATTGATGGAGGTATCAAGTAATGGAAGAACTAAGAGTGAGAATTAAAGGAGCCCCGTTATTTATTCTAAAAGCTGGTATAGTTAGAGAAATTATAACAGATGCATATTCTCTAGCGAGATGTATTGAAAGGGAATTAAGAGATATTCCTCAAAATAAGAGAAATGCTAGAAAAGCCGAATACTCTAAAGATGGATTACAAACCTATTGTGTTCTTAGGGGTAAAAATGGTATAGGCATTAATATTGGGATATTCCAAGATGATAGAAAGTACAATAGTCTATCTATAGGAATTGATTCTAATGATGATTATAAAATTAGAATTGATTCATCTGCAATGGATAGTCTCATTGTATTACGTGCAAGAATATCAGAATTATTAATAGATTTATCTAAAGATAAAAATTATTTATATTCAGATTATCAGTATCCTGAGACTCATGCTATTTTGATTGATGAAAATCCAATTATTGATAGTATATCTAGTAGTAAATATACTGATGCAAAATATAATATGCTAAAGAGTGAAAAAATACGTGGAAATAAATTTGATTGTGAGGTATTAGTATATCCTAGATTAAAGGCTGCCTATGTTGAGAATGGTATAGATGTATTTGGAGGTATGAGATAATGAAAAAAGGTGTAACTAAGTATTTACCAGAAAGTGATTTAACAAGATTGCAATCTATTAGTGCTATTTGTCAAGATATTGGATATATCTTCAATAAAATACTACGATCTTATGATTCTAATAGCAGGTACAAAATTAAGAATGTATTGCATGATATGTTTTTAGATCCTAAATGCAATATCCGTTTAGGTAAAACTAGATTAGGTATTAAAGACTCTGTACAAGTTCATCTTAATATTAAGAGAACTATTTTGACTAATATTGAAGAGTATCCTCATGAGGCTCCTTATGTATCTATTAGATATCAAAATAGACTTAAATGTGCTGATGTATGTTTAAGTGATATTAGATGTCTTAATCTACTTACATTGATCCGTGAGCTAACTAATGTTAGAGATAGAATGGTAGAGAAATTTGATATTCTTAAATCTGAGCTAGGTAAGTATAAACAACTACCAGCGATGATTGTTAAAGATAAATATGATCGAATTACTAGATATAGACATGGTTCTGATGTACAAGATACATATGATAAATATATCTTCATCTATGACAAGTTATATGATAATCCAGCTATGGCTGGAGGATTGAAATACTTCAAAGTTAATAAACTTGAAAAGACTTTAGAGCTTGGAGCTATTACAGATAGAGGATATCTATCTCCATCAGCTAAAGTAATAGTGACTAATATCGAAAGTGATTATAACAGATATAAGACTTTACTACCATCTGTAAAAGAGATTAATAATACTATTAAGTTTATTAGATACAATTGTGACTAAGAATATAGCCAAGGATTACTATGATCCTTGGCTTATTTTTTTATTAATTTAAAGACATTCATATAACAAAGGAGGAGATGTGATGAATCTTTTAAGCAAAGTAATTGAGCAATTTAAGTCTAAAGACTGGGCTAATGTTAAATACGACTATACTAAACTAGATATTGATAAGGCTAAGTTAGAATACTTAGAATCACCTAATAGAACCACTACAGAATATACTAAGTTTTTACGTCCTCAAAGTGACATATTCCCAGTTAAGACTGATGATAATCTAATCTGGTTATGTAGCTATATATATTTATTTGATAAGGCTTCTTTACTTACTGAGTTATATGACTTAGTAGAAGAGAATAAAGATCTTATCTTAAAGAAAGAAGTATTCATTGATAATGATAAGCATTTATGGTGGACTATAAATGAGTCTTCATTCTTAAATGTTAGATATCAAGAGCATAATGCCCATGTACCAGGAGCAGAATTCTGGTATGGTAAAGAAGCTAAAGAAAAGCTATCTTTATATATAAACCGTGAAGACTCTGATGCATTAGTTATGGCTATTGCTCACTTTATGTATACTAACGTAAAAGAAGGTAAACTATAATGGATAAAACTTATACGGAGTTATTACAGGAAACTCTATCTAAGATCTATGAACTAAAAGATCTTAATAATAGAGATCGTGGTAAAGCTCTAACTATATTTATAGGCGAGAGACTAAATAGAGAGTTATTATTAAGCTCTATGAATGTCTTTAATCTATATAAAGATATAATCAATCTAGATGATGTATCTTTATTAGCTGAACTAAGACATACTGAATGGTATAGAGGTTGGTTTACTAGTGATAAAAGAAATTCTGATCTTATAGATCTTTCTAGATTTAACTTTAGAGTTTTAGAAAGATTTGAGAAAGAAGAATATCTTAGAGATGCTGAGCATTATGACTTTGAAGGAGTCTCTGAAGTAGACTCCTATGATTTATTTGATACTCTAAGAGAAGATGAAGATATAGAGTTGTTTAAATTAGCAGCTGAGAATATCTTAATCAATCATGGATTCTTCAATAATACAGATTATAATCTATACGAGATTCCAGATGAGTATATGAGCAACCAAGAGGTATGTCTTTATATGTGTCTTCTAAATACAGATAATCTAGACTTTATGGATAAGAAGACATTTGATAGTACCTTATTATATAATATCGTTAAAGATAGAATCTGTGGTTCTGTCTACTTTACTATCTTTGATAGCCTAAATGAAGATACCAGAACTCGTGCTAGGTAAACTTTATTTTAGCTATATATTATTTAGGTGATATCGAGGAATCGATATCCATCTGCTCTCCCTGGCAGATGAACTTCTCTTATCGTGGTCTTGGCGGACCCCCTATATAAACACAATACAATCCAAACAAACCTCTCAATATTTCCACTCTCACACTCCCAAGGAAATATTGCACATCAAACACTATAAACTATATCATAAACAATGAACGTGAAAATTTTATCAATCCCGCCAAGACCACACCTCTTTTTATTTTTTTAGAAAGGAGATCAACAGCTATGAAATTGATCAACCCTAATTTATTATTTTCTCGCTACGCTAACGGTTTAACAAAATTAGCAAAGAAAGTAGAAGAAGAAAACTTTATTATTCCACAATACAAAGCTGGAGCTAATGGATGTGAGATTACATTCTCTGATGTAATTAAACCTAACCCAGGTCTTGTGGTATTTAAATTTATTGGTAGTAGCTGCGCAGTAGAAATAGCAGTTATTCCAGAATCGGATGATGTTGTATTCAACATCAAATCCAATTCAATTATTACTCATGAATCTTATCATGCATTGAATCTTATTCTAAGTATGATGCTAGATGACTTGGGTATTGAAAGTGAACGTAAACTAAGAACTAGTATTGCAAAAGTACTACGTTCCTCATTTGATCAGTTTACTGTAATTAAATCTTTCAAAAGATTCTCTACAGATCTTACTATTAAACGTTTGCTATCTATAGCAGACTACTTATCCACTCCAGGCAGTGATGTAGGTAACTTAAAAACTCCTACTGCATGGGTAGATTTAAATGGTAATATTATTAAGATCGGAGCCAAATACAGCACCTATATTACTTATGACGTTAAAGCCGGTATTGTTATCATCAACTCTGCATACAGCTTATCTAATAGCACAGCGATTAATGATGAATTCGATCTACTTGGTATCGTTAAAAGTATTCCAAAAGGTGGTAAATAATGGATAAAGCAGTAGACTTAATTAAAATACTTCCAAGAGAGGATATTCCTCTCTTGGGAGAAATCCTAATGCAATATCTAGAAGAGACAGATAATAGTATCATGATGATTCATGGTACTATATCTCCTTTCTTAATTGATATATTTAATACTATTCATTTCGATAAACTTCGAATTGAAGTCATTACTGATGATATATCTGATAAAAGAGCTGTAGTTATCTTTAATAAAGAAGCTACGTTTGAAGTTAGATTTCTATTTGATGATGAAGTAAAAGATTGTGCTATAGTTGTGCCGGTAGCATGCTATACTAAAACAGTATTAGATACTCTTAGAGATACAATCAATCTTGCTGAAAAACTATTAGTAGACTTTATATCATACTATGAAAGACTTGATGACTTTTATATTTATGATTCAGAAGATAGTGATATTATGGAAGACTTACGGGATAGTTGGAATGCTCCAAGAATTTTAACAACCTTATGCTCTAATCCAAATACCACTGAAATGATTAGAATATTTAAAACTATATCCACATATATTATCTATGATGAGAATAGATATATATCGTGCTTTGGTAGAGAGCTTATAGATGAAGACGATCTACCTAACATAGTATATTTCTTAAACTATGTTAAAGATAATAAACAAATTATAGTTAGAATAGATACTGATTTTGAATTAAACTTTAATTTACTAACTATAATTGCATTGAATAAGGATAACTTTACTCCAATCTCTTATAGAGAAGCTAAAGAATTATATAATGAAGTTGGTAAAGAGCTTAAGAGTATAGTCCCATATACTAAACCTACAGTTAAACCAACTACTTTAAGTTAGGAGGAATCATGACAGAAGAACAAGCTAAAGCTATGTATCTTGATCTTATGGATATTCTAGCAATTACAGCTATGAATCAATCCAATGAAGATTTTGATTTCAGTAAATACCTCAGTGAAAGAGGTTATGAAATTTAGAAGGAGCTAACATGGAAAACATATTCTTTGATAAAATCACTGAACCAATTCCTAGTTGGTTCTTACCTAAGTGGATATATAAATATAAACTAGGTAAATACTTTGATGATTTAATCCATACTTCCCCATCATATGATATGATGCGGGAGATGGCAGCATTCATTAAGATAGCAGAGATATCTTTCTTCTTCCATAATACTAAGGATATGAAAGATGGTCTTCCTATCACATATTCCAAGTCAGGTTCAATTTATATTGAATTTGATCTTAATGAAACTAGCTATTGTACCATTGGTCTTAATCAAGATAAACCAATCATTACAATTTCTATTAAGAATACTGTCACTAATGAAATAGTGTCCAGTAATAAATTCAGAGATCGTGAATTAGAGATTACTAATAAGATCGATGAATATTTGTTTATTAATCTCATCAATAGAATGATGAGATCTTTTGTTAATCTAATGAAATATTGTATGGAGGTATAACCAAATGGCTGGTAAGAAATACAATGTAAGTTTTAAAGAATTACGTCAAATTTTGAATCTATTGAAAGATCATGCAATCTTGATTGATGTAGACTATCGTCAAGATCGAACTAATGCAATAGATCCAACAGAGTTTGATGAATTAGAAGAAGGTCAAAAAGCAAGAGTTGTTGGATTAGATTTTAAAGATCATATCCGACCAGTTTATACTTGTACTATTTATACTACGACGGCTGTAGTTGAATATGAATACAATTATAAATATAATGCAATCAGATCTCTTAGAATTACCTCTGATGATCCAACTGATCCAGGTGTAATCTTAAATGATTTATTCATTGGTCTTGCAGGTAACGGATATCCATTACCTACAGAATCTGATGATGATATCATCATTGATACTGGACGAGTAGTTCAATTCATTGATTCTAATATAGAAGATGCAGATGCTTATAAAGCATTCATTAGTCTAGCATCCGAAGAAGAAATGAAATCTGCTCTTAAAAACTATAAACGAGTTACATTTAAAGATGAAGATATAGCTCGTGTAGTTCTAAATAATTCTTTAGGTCGTATTGAAAAGTCTGCTAAGTATAACGTTATTAGATATCGTTATGCTTCTACAGATGAATTAAGACCTGAAGACATTAATGATGAAAACTTCTATGAATGTTTCGAAATGATAACTAAATAGAACCATTTCCCAAGGGTCTTCTATGACTCTTGGGAATATTTTTTTATTAATGGTCTAACAGATTATTAAATAAAGGTAAGGTCCTTCAGGGATCCTTACGAGTTCTTTTCTTTCATTAGAGGCAGATTATGAAAGGCAATATTTTAACAGAAGCACATATATCAGATATCCATTTCGGGGTATTTGATCCAGCTAAACAATATGAGATTCTTAAGAATCAATTTATAGATAGAATCAAGCTATTAGACTTAGACTTGATATCAATTAATGGTGATTTATTCCACCATAAGTTTATGAGTAACTCCGATGCAGTTATGTATGCATTGAAGTTTGTAGATGAATTAGTTCAAGTATGTAGAGCTAAACAATGTACTTTATTTATATTACATGGTACACCATCTCATGATGCAAATCAAACTAAACTATTCTATAGATATATGAATGATCCATCTGTAGATGTCCGTGTAATTGAAACAATAAAATTTGAATATGTAAAACAAAAACGTATCCTATGTATACCTGAAGTGCCAGGAATGGGAAGGGAATTTTACGAGAATATCCTCTATCAGAACTACTATGATGCAGTATGCATGCATGGTACAATTAGAGGTGCTATATATGGAAAAGATAAAATTGACTTAGATGCACCGAGTCCAGTATTTGGAATGGATAATTTCAGATATTCTATGGGACCAGTTATTTCAGGTCATGTACACGTCCAAGGGTGTTATGAAAGAGACTTCTATTATTGTGGCTCACCTTATCGGTGGTGCTATGGGGAAGAGCAACCTAAAGGATATTTAATCTTATTACATGATATAAACACAAGACAGTATTACGTTCACTTTGAAGAGATACAGTCTTATAAGTATGATACAATAAACTTTGATGAGATGATTAAAGATGATCCTCAAAAGATTATTGCATTCATTAAAGAACGGCAAGCTCAGGGTGTAGATAATATCCGTATGGAGTTTACACTAGAGCATGAGAATATAAATATTCTTAAATCATTCTATAGGAATAATCCAAATATTGCTATTAAGTGTGATTATAAGAATGATATAATCAGACGCCAATCTCAAGAAGTACTTGAGCAGTGCAGGGAATATGATTATATTACTGATAAAAGCCTTACTGAGTTTGATATTCTAAGTAGATATATAAACGATAGTAAGGGATTTACTTACATCACTCCTGAAGAACTAATTGAACTTTTGAAGGAGTGATCAATTATGTAAAGTGAGGATTGAAGATGGCTAAGAAAGATATAGGTGGCGGATACGTATTACCGCTATCGTCAATGATCTTATATGCAAATTATATCTTAAAGACCATACATACCTCAAACAGGGGTGTATTAACAGATCTAAGGGAACTACTTACAATGGTAGACCCTGGTAAGAATTTTAGTGTAGAGCAAGTTCGTGAAAAGACTACTTACCAATTTTTAAGACAACTGGTCGATGCTAGACTTAAAGGATATGAAAATAGAGATATCCTTCTTCAAGCAGCATTGCAGGGGTTAGATGAGAAAAACTTATTTCCGTTAAAGAAATTAGAAGAACCATTGGGTGCTAATGAGATAGCATTCATTGAGCATAATATTGGGTCTCATAGAAACTCCTTCTATACTCAATCTATTATGTCTAATATCTACCATGAATATGGTGACTTTGTTACATCCGATGAAGCTGAAAAGTTCAAAATCATCCAAGGTGTACAAAAGCAAATTGTTGAAGTCAACAGAAAGATCAAAGAGAATGTAAGTGTAACTAGTGTTTCTGAATCCTTATCATTATCTAATGATGAGCAATTCGAAGCTACAGTAGCTCACATGTATAATCGATCTCTAGATGGTTCTACAAAATTGAAAACAGGCATTCAAGCAATCAATAGATCCTTGAATGGTGGCTTTGAGAATGATCGTTGTTATATTTATCTAGGCTTACCAGGTGAAGGTAAATCTAGTACACTATTAAATCTAACACTTCAAATCAAAGGTAATAATAAAGATATAACTACAAAAGATCCAACTAAACGTCCAACTATATTATTCCTAACGATGGAAAATACATTGAACGAAACATTGGAACGTGTATTTAGTATCTTAGTATCAGATGATGACATTAGTGAATTCGGTGGTTATAAAGAAGTAATGCATCTTCTTAGACAAAATGGCTTAGGAGTAACTAATGATTCACCTATCGATATTGAATTTAGATATGTACCAAGTAATTCTGTAGATACAGATTACTTATATACAATCTATGACGAAATATCTGCTAATGGACAGGAAGTCGTTTGTTTAGTACAAGACTATATTAAACGTATTAGACCACGTGATTTTAAACTCATGGGTGGAGATATGCGTATAGCTCTTGGTGCAGTAGTAGATGAGTTTAAAGAATTTGCTATTGCTAAACATATTCCAGTTATCACTGCATCTCAGTTGAACCGTGATGCTGCTAAGATAATTGATGAAGGTCGTAAATCTACTGAAGCAGATTTAGTACGTAAAGTAGGTCGAGCTAATATTGGTGAATCTACTTTGATTACAGAAAATGCTGACTCTGCATTCATCTTAGTACCAGAAGATGGAGCTGATGGTAGACGATATCTTGGTATGGCAAATGCTAAGAAACGTTTTAAAACTCAATCATCTCAATTCTTCTATTTACCTTACTCTAAAGAAAGACCTTTAGAACTCTTACAGGATATTCATTTAGCTGAACCATTATCTAAGTTATCATTGAATGAACTTAAGACTGCTAATAATGAAAATAATAATGGTAGTTGGGGTGCATTATTAGGTAATGAGAAACCTGTAGAGATTAAAGAATCAGATACAGTTAAAAAGAAATCTGATGCTTATGGTATTAGTAAAGAATTCATTAAAGAACTTGAAGATTGCTATGAAGCAGATCCATATAATCGAGGAGCTAACTTCGATGATACCAAGATCGTGCTTAAAACTGGTTTAAGAATGTTTAATGAATTTAATGATGCTGAGAAACTCTATACTTATACACTATTTGGAGTTACACCGCCTGACGAGATTCAGGGAGCTGCAAATGTGGTTAGAGATTTCAATATGGATGACTTAGAAGATGGTACTCCTAGGATAGTTTATACGGATGCTCTCTTATATAATGACCAAGAAGATATTTCAGGATGTACTCCAGCGTTAATAGATGACGTTATAGAGTTCACTTGGAATAAATAGTGGTCTAGACTGCAATGAGCCTAGACCTTTGGTTATACGTTTTTAATCTTATGATTTGAATTAAATGTAAGTATATTATCATTACTAAAAGTATAGACGTCTGCTAGAAAAGCATTGAGTTCTTTCTTAGGTAATAGATAGATATACTTCTTACTTAAGTTAAAGTCTTTAACACTATAAAGATCGTTGATTCTAAGAATGATATAATATAGTTCAGCGTTATCATATACATCGTATGCTAGCATCTTAGGTCTATACTTATACTTTTGAATCTCTTTATCGTCAAGATGGACTTTAACGCATTTAGCTTTTAATTCAGGGTAATAATCATCAGTGATTATATTACCAACAGCAAACTGAATACGCTCACGTTCTTCAATAAAGGACATATTTGAGTAATCAGTGCTTATGATTGGCTTTGTGTTGATAAATGCTTTAATACTATTTAGCGTTGTCTTCGTAGCCATCGTAGTCCCTTCCTGTAACAACTGGTTTATTTATATCACCACCAAGGAATGCTATAGTAAATCTAGTCCCAGGAGGTATGAATTTAGTAGGAAAGTTTCTAGCAACCTCTTTAGGCATCTCAATAAGGATATTGGAACCTGTTTGAACTTTGCCAGTAGAGAACTTTTCTTTATTAATGATATTTGGGTTTTGAACTTTAGTTGTAGTTTTAATAGGAGACTTCATATTCATCGGATTAAGTGCTTGCACATAAAACGTTTGATATCCAGGCTCATATTTATTACATACGGAAGTAAGGATACCAACTTCGGTAAATCCTAATCCAGAATCAGAATTATATTTATCATCCATGTTTATTACACCTCAATTCTTATATACTATAATGTTTTGGGGCATGAGGAATATTTGAAATGGAAAACGCATTAATGTGTATGTGGGACGATAATGTAATCGGTGCTACATATGCTCTAATAAGTAAACTTGGTCTAGAGAAAGACTTCTATTCACGTAATATCTGTATTCCAGATAATAATGGAGATCTTAGAGATCTAGACTATAAGGGTAAATATCTTAGAATGCCAGTAGATTATTATGAAAGTGCTTATGGTGATTCTATTATATTCGACCCAGTTAATAATAAGAATATTATGAAATTCCTATTTGATATCTTTATTGACGAATGGGATGACAATAGTTACTATCTATCTAATTACTTTAAGATATTTGGTCCAGCTAATGATCCAAGAAGTCAACTACACGTGATGATGTCAGATGGTACACAATTCACTACAAGAAAGTACTATAACTCTTCTCTACAATATATGGAGATTATAGATTTCATGTTATTCGGTGAATCAAGATTCGGTTACGAGAATATAGACTATCCACCAGAGATAGAAACTAAGAAACGTAAAAGGAGATAATGATTATGGGATTTACTTTAAACCCAGGTCAAGAAGCAGTTGTATCAGCGGCAGTGAATTGGTATAAAAATTCGTCTGAATTGGTATTTCAATATACTGGTGCGGCTGGTACAGGTAAGACTGTTGTATTAAATGAAATAATTAAGCGTCTAAATATACCATATGATTCGATACTGCCAATGAGCTATACTGGTACAGCGGCTATAGTAATGCGTAATCGTGGTATGACTAGAGCTAAGACCATACATTCATCTATATATGAACCATCTGAGTCTATCATGTTAGATGATAATGGTAAACCTGTTATGGATACGTACTTTAATAAACCTAAGACTACTCTTAAGTGGGTTAAAAGAGAACGTCTCCATGACATCAAACTAATAATCATAGATGAAGCATCTATGACTCCAAGATCTATGGTAGAAGACATAGAATCATTCGGTATCAAGATCATAGCCTGTGGAGACCTTAATCAGTTACCACCTGTAGGAGATGATCCAGGATACCTAGTATCAGGTAAGGTCTATAGATTAGACCAAATTATGAGACAAGCAGAGCAATCTGGTATTGTATACTTAGCAGATAGAGCTATCAAAGGATTACCAATACACTTTGGCTTTTATAATAATGCTATAGTAATACCAGAAGATGAACTTACAGATCAGATGGCATTATATGCAGACGTTATTCTATGCTGTAAGAATAAGACTAGGGAATACGTTAATAATCTTATGAGAAATGATATCTTAAAGATTAGAACTCAATATCCAACATTCAATGAACCATTAATTTGTCGTAAGAATAATTGGAATATTGAAGTAAATGGTATTAATCTAGTCAATGGTCTTAGAGGTATAGTTAGAAACCATCCAGACATTACATCTATTAGGAAAGATCTAAAAGAAATGACTATAGATTTCCTAGATGATGGTAATAACCTATTCAGTCAGATTAAGATGGATTTACAATACTATAGGGCACCTCAAGATCAGAAAGAATATCTTAAAAGAAGCCCTTATAATAAAGCAGATAAGTTCGAATTAGCTTATGCTATTACGACACATTTATCTCAAGGTTCCCAATATAGTCATGGTATCTTTATGGAAGAATTCCTACATAGAGATATTATGTCTAATCTAATATATACTGGTATCACTAGATTTTCAAACTATATGATATATGTAAAACCTAAGCCTAAATTCTTCTAAGAGCATATATTATAAACGTGATCCTAGATTATGTTTTATATTTATATACAAGGAGGAAACTAACTATGGATAATGGTAACATTTTTGAGAGCCCGCTTCAACTGGCGTTTCCAATAACGCCAGATGAAAACGGCAAGTTTAATGTAGACCCAGAAGAAAGAATGTATACTCTCTTCATATTCTTCATTGATGGATATGATCAAGAGAAAACATTTAAATTCGCAATGGGTCAAACTGCAGTTCGTGAGTATATCATCGAGCATGTAGATATTATTGACTTTGAGAAATCCAAAATCTCTTCATGGCAAACTCGCCCATATGATTATGATGGATTTATCTCATTAGTTCAATTCATGCACTATCTCGATTCTATTGAAGATGAAGATGGAAACAAGTGGTTCCAAGATGACTTTGATATTCAACGTTATCTAGAATCTCAAGTTGAAATCGATGAAATCTCTGAGACAGAGCGTGAAAATTATGACAATGCTATTCATATGATTATGAATGGTTCTGTACTTCAAGATATTAGTCGTCTTGAAGAGGAAGGAGACGAATACGATGTCTAATGAAAACTTAAATGAAGTAACCACTGCTTTTAATCAAGGTAAAGCTGAAGCAGAGAAATGGGTTGCTCAGTTTACTCAATCTAACCAGCCAGTTCAAATCCCAGTATGGGGTAACCAACCAGCTAGTCAGTTAGAGTATTATTATCGTAAAGGTTTTATGGATCGATTCAAAGAGATCACTAAAATCGATATCGAGCAAGAGAAAAAACTCTCTAAGAAAAACCATACTCTTAGCATCCATAAGAATGGTAAACCAAGACCTAATGCTATTGATCGTGAGATTAAGAAATATGGTCCTGATTTCCTAGCTAAGTATGGTGATAGATTCTTTGTAGAAATCAAGAATTTATCTAATCGTATTCTTAATGATTTAGCTAATGCTAATATTAACGTACCAGATTATGAAGAATACTTCAAATCTGATCGTCTATTAGATAGCTTAATCAGTGTAGCTAAAGCTAATGCAAACTATCATATGTTTACAGCCGGCGCTATTCATTTCTATGGTGCATTTGCAGAGCAATCTCAGCAAGGACTATTACCAGAAAACTATGGTCCTGTAGAGCAACGCTTCTATTTGTACCACCACTCCAATGCCCAAATCTATTCTATCTTATTGAATGCTCTAGTAGAATTCAAACAATACGTAATGTCTGGGATTTTCAATCCTGAGATTATCCATGTAGCTGAGTCAACAATCTGGAATAAGAAGTTGACTATGGCAGCACGTGATCCATATGCTCAACGCAGACTATAGTATTTCCGATCATTTCTACGATAGGGCAAAAAGTAGAGTAGGTCTTCCTAAAAAAGGAGTGGAACGATTAATAAAAAATGCTTTGTATGATGGGATCTATATGGATTATTTAGATCCCTATTCTAAGCTTTATAAGCTTATGAATGCTTACACTAAACGGTGTAATACGCAAAGAAACAAAGAAAGATATGCTGTTTATTTCCGTCGCTATATAATTTTGTTTGAGAAGCCAAACATTGCAGTAACTATATTATATGCACCTGAAAGCATTGTAAAGTGTGCAAAAGACTACTACAAAAGGAGATTAGACGATGGATGCAACACAATTAAAAGCATATCGTGACAAACTAAGAGCTACTGAAAATAATATTGCTATTCGCTTATATTGCGATAATGGTATTATCATTGATGAAGGAACTATGTTTGTTAAATGGGATGATCCTAATGAGGTTATCGTAGCTATTAAATCTAATGATGACCAACAAAATCACCCTGGTGTAAAAACAAAGATAATCATTACTACATTTGAAATGGTTCAGTATATGATTGCTTATTCTACACATAAATCAGTTCAACCATTAGCTAAAGCATTTAACTTTACTGATGATCAAATTAAGAACTTTATTAATAAATTCGATAACCAAGACTTGCGTACTTACGTTCATGCAGTACCTGAAGATGTACTTCATGAAATCGTTGCACAGCAAGCTACTATCGATGCGCAAGCTAAAGCTACACTTCAATTACAAGAAGATCGTGCTAAAGCTGAACACAGAGTTACGGCTCAACAGATCCGTGAACGTCAACAATAATATAAATTATCAGATGCGGGTATGATATTTTAAAATATCATACCCTAAACATCTCGATAATTGTATATTATTAACGTGATATAATAACACATATGTTTTATTATATACAATGAGAAATCTCTTATTACATTCAAAGGAGGATACAAGTATGTATCAACAACAATTCGCACAACAACAATTCCAACAACCTCAAATGGGCTTTGCTCCACAATTTGGACAACCTATGTATGGTGCAAGCGTAATGCCTGCTCAAACTATGTTCAAAGAAGTTCAAGTTACAAACCCAATGACTAAAGAGGATTTGGAATTATTGAAACCAGTTAAGAACGAGTTCAACATGAACATCGATCCTGTCGATGTAGCTCGTGCTAAATGCCCACACAAAAACGCAACTAAATTGCTTATCAACCCAATCGGTGGTGGCAATATGGTTAAATGTAGCCAATGTGGTGCAGAATTCGATTTAACTATCCGTTCTAAAGAAGATATCGAAGCTTCTGTAAACAACTTGGTTAACTTCTTAGAACAAATGAAATTATACGCTGTAAACTTTGACGAAGAATTCTACAAAGATTATATGATGATGATCCCACTTCTTCGCAAAGCTCCTAACTTGTATGAAATGGCTGTACAAAACTTCACAGAAGTTGTACGTCAAACATCCAATAGCCAAACTGTAGCACCTAATGCAAACCCTGCATTCAACCGCTTCGGTTTCGATGCGTACCAAGATATCTTCAATGGTAACTATGGTGCACGCTACAACGTATATAACCAACAACAACCTGTAATGCCAATGCAACAACCAATGGCTCAACCAGGTTACTATGATCCTAACATGGTAGCTGCTCAACAAGCTCAAATGCAACAACCAGCTCCACAACAAGGTCAAGTATTCGGTGCTTTCACTCAAGCTCCACAACAAGCTCCAGTGATGGCTCCAGCTCCACAAATGGGTAACCCATTTGCAAATGGTTATGCAGCTCCTGTAATGACAGCTCCAATGGCTATGCAACAAGCTCCACAAATGCAAGCTCCTGTAGCTCAACAACCAGCTGCTCCAGCTCCTGCTGAAAATGTAACTACTGAAACAAAAGTTACATTATAATAAATAAGAGAACCCAGGTCTGAATGGTATTGCCCATAGGCGTTTTGCCTATGGGCTTATATCGTTTGGTATTTTTTGATTATTTATGTAACAGCTAAGTAGGAGGACCCTGATATGGCATATACTAAAGAACAAATTGAAAAGATCAAGTCCTATAATAAGCAAATTAGGACCATTGAGAACTTCGCTGAAGCTGTTAGAAAGACTGTTACTCAATACTTGGGTTATACAGGTAATAAAGGCTTTATTAATATGATCCGGGAGATCTTTCAGAACTCTGCGGATGAACTTATGAAAGATGATAGTCCATGTACTGAAATACATGTGGCTTTTAGTGAACCACTTCAAGAACTTGCAGTTCGTGATAATGGTCGTGGTATTCCACATAATAGTCTAGTACGTGTATTTGCATCTCAACATACATCTTCAAACTATGATAAGAAACCTGGAGAATTCTCTTCTGGTCGTCATGGTGTAGGTGCTAAAGTTACAAATGCATGCTCAGAATATTTTATAGTTGAATCTTATATCTTAGGTAAAGGTAAGAAAGTTGAGTTTAAATTAGGCGATGCTGCTACTGCTAAGATTGTAGATTTACCAAATGTTGAAAATAAGCAAGGTACAACTGTTACGTTTAAACCATATGAAGATACTATGGGTAAGACTACAGTAACTTGTCAAGATGTATTAAGACTTATTAAATCTCTAGTACCTTTATTGAAGCAAGGTGCTAAAGTTGTATTTAATGGTCAAACGTTCGATGGTGCTAAAGTTAGAGAAACTATCGTTAACGTTGATGGTTTGATGGATGGTTTAAATACCATTGTTAAGAAACCAATCATTACTCCAATTAGATTTGGAGCATTGCGTGATGATAAATGGATGAAAGCTGAGATTGCTTTCACATTTGATTCTGCGGATGACAGTGAAATCATCCACTCATACGGTAACTTTTGCCCTACACGAGATGGTACTCATGTAGAAGGATTTATTGCCGGTATGAGCAAATACTTTAGAAATTATATGAATAAGTTCTACTTACCTGCAAAGAGTAAGTTAACTATTACAAACAACGATGTCCGTGTTGGTCTTAGAGCAATTGTAACTTGCTCTCACATGGAACCAGAGTTTACTGGTCAGTCTAAAGAGATTATCTCTAATGCTGACTTAGTACCTTTTGTTAGAGATCTTACTGAAGCTAGCCTAGAAGAATGGGCTAAGCGTAACAATAATGACCTACAAAAGATTTGTAAATATTTCAAAGATATAGCAGAAATCAGAGCCAAGTCGGAGGGCGAACGTGCTAAAGTAAAAGTTAAGGAAGTATCTTCCATTAGCGGATTACCTAAGAAGTTTGTTAAACCGACTGGTAAGAAAAATTTAGAGTTATTCATCATGGAAGGCGACTCCGCTACTGGACCAGCTAAAAATAACCGTGATAATACTCGTCAAGGTCTATTCCCAATTCGAGGTAAGATTGTCAATGTAATGGCAGCTACTCGAGAAAAAGTTGTAGCCAATCAAGAAGTAGCAGCAATCACTGCTATTATTGGCGCTGGCTTTGGACGTTCATTTGACATTGAAAAATGTAAATGGGAAAAGATTATCATCGCAACAGATGCCGATCCAGATGGTGCACATATTAGATGTCTTCTATTGAAGTTCTTCTTGATGTATATGCAACCATTGATTACATCTGGTAGATTATATGCTACAGTACCACCATTATATGGTGCTAAGATTAATGGTAAGATGAAATACTTCACTGACCGTACAGCATATAATAAGTATCTACAAAAAGAATTCTTCAAGATTCATAACTTGAGCTTATCTAATAAAGTTAAGTTAACAGAAACTGATGTAGTTGAATTACTTAATAAGAATACTAACTATATTAGAGATATCGATACAGTAGCAAACTCCTTTGCTATTGATGTATATCTTTTAGAATATATCTTAGTATTAATCTCACAAGGTAACGCACCAGGATCTGCTAAGTTTAAGAAAGCTATTGAATCTAAATATCCATTCTTAAAAGTATCTAAGGATGGTATCGAAGGTCTAGTTGATTCTAGATATCAAACTATCTATTTCAGTGAAACTCTATGGAATGCATGTCAATTCATTTCCGAATGTATAATGAAATCTCCAACTGAGTTTATTGTAGATGGTAAGAAAGTTTCCTTATATGGATTGATGAAAGAGTTTGAAAGTTTGACACCTCCATCAGTAACACGTTATAAAGGGTTAGGTGAAATGAATGGTGATCAATTATTCAATTCAACTTTAGATCCATCCGAAAAAGGTAATCGCGTATTGATCAAATACACAATCGATGACGTTAAATACGAAATCGAGAAAATTAAAGAGATTGAAAACGATAAGATTCAGTTAATGAAAGACGTTGATATCTCGCAATATGTATTCTAGAGATAGAAGGTGAGAGAGAATGATAATTTATTATCAAGATAATCAAGATTGTATGTTTGCAGCTAACATGATCTACAATCATAAAGAGGAATTTTGTAATGATACAAGTCATGATATTTTAGTAAATTATAAATACTCTCAATCGGATATTACTAAGCTTACAAATAAAGATCATACAGTAATCATTCTAGGTGTAGGCTTCTTCAAAGATAGTAAGAAGTCTATATCTAGACTTAAATTATTGATTGAAAATAGTAAGAAAGTAATTTGGATAGATGGTCATTTGAATACGAAAGATCTTCTAGAAAGTGAATATGCTGATAAGATTGAAATCCATTATCGTGAAAATATGGCTGCCTCTTGGATAGTTCATTATAGTCTATTGATGGGTCAATCTAATGCAGTGGTTGATTTGGTATCTGAATTCCAAACTAGAAGAAAACCATCACGTAGTGCAGTTAATCTGTCATTATATATTAGCTCAGTATTCTCATCTCCAATAGATGAAGTATGGGATACTATATATAAGAAACCAGATTTGATTGATAATCTACTTGCAATAGGCTCTAATATATATCGTTTTATTATACAGGCTAATATAAGCTGTATGGAACGACGTACATATAAAAGAATATTTAATGGTGTTGAGATAACCATCTTGAATTCAAATCCAAAATTATTCCTACCGGATGTTATTGAGAAATACCCTGGTCCAATTTTGATTTGGTTCTTTGATGGTAGGGTATATAGATATACATTATACTCTGCTAAATCTGAAATAGATTGCTTAGAGTTCTCTAAAGACTATTTTGGATATGGTACAATGCATAAGACTGTATTTGTATCTAAAGTACCTATTCTTGGGGAAGGAGAAAAGTAATGAGAGAGTTTGCACAAGTCAATTCTAAATTTATTGACGAGCCAAATCTCATAATCGAATTGCCTAGACGTAGTACTGAGTACTCAGCTGGCTATGATTTCTATGCTCCAAAGACATATGAAATCAAACCAGGTCAGTCTGCAATCATTCCTACGTATATTAAGGCATATATGGAAAAAGATGAAGTATTATTAATTGCACCAAGAAGTTCTTTTGGATACAATTATGATATGGTAATCAAATCTACTATTGGAGTTATCGATGCAGATTATGCAGATAACGAAAAGAATGATGGTAATATCATTATCGGAGTTAAGAATAACTCTTGTAAGGTATTAACTATAGAAGCTGGTAAACACTTCGCTCAAGGTATCTTTATGAAGTATCTAACTACAGATAACGATCATGAATATCCTAAGAAAGAGCGTCGTGGTGGAATCGGCTCAACAAATGTTTAATTTTATTAAAAGGTGAAGACAATGAGAAACCAAAAACAAAACAAAAAACAACAATTCAACAACGTTCGTATTGAAGTACCAGTAAAATTCAATGATCGTTTACCAGAAGCAGTTAAAGAAGAACTTACTGGTGTATTAGCAAATCCTATTATCGAACAACTTACGTTGAATGTATTTGCATTCCGCAGTGTAATCAACAATGATCCTGAAGTGAAAGGTAACATCATTGTTGGTAATATTATAAAATATGATACTGAAAAGGAAGTTCTCGTTGTAGATATCTATGAACGCTTCGCTGAAGTTATTGATTCTATTCAAAACCGAATTGCATTCGTATTCACTTCTTTTGACTCCGATAGCAAAGTTAATAAAATTAACCGTGTTATTATCGAAGAAGCTAAAAAATAAATTATACAAAAGGGCATATAGTTCATCTATATGCCCATCTACTTTCCTTAGTTAGGCTATAAGTGGGAATGTACATTTTCATAAAACGCTTAACAATTTAGTAACTAAGGAGGGATATACTTGGCTAAGGAAAAAGAAGTAAATTTGCTGGAACAGTATACGGAAGATATGAGAACGTATGCTATTTATTCAGCATTATATCGTGTTATACCAGACTTCCGTGATGGGTTTAAGTCTGTACAACGTAAAATTATTTATGCAATGCATAATGATATTAAGAGTGTCAAGACAGTTAAGTCTGCATCTATTGTTGGTGTAGTTATGGATAAGTATCATCCACATGGTGACTCATCTATCTATATGACAATGAAACCTTTGACTAACTGGTTTGAAAACAATATTCCACTCATTGAAAAGCAAGGTAACTTTGGTAACTTCCAAGGTGATGATCCATCAGCTATGCGTTATACTGAAGCTAAACTTGCTAACTTCACAACCGATGTAGTTATCGGTGATTTAAAACAATCTAAACAAGTAGTAGACTGGGAAAAGAACTATAGTGAAACCTGTATGGTTCCAGAATATCTAGCTCCTAATCTGCCTATCTTATTAATCAATGGATCTTTTGGTATTACACCTGGCTTGAAAGTAGATATTCCTAAACACAATATCTCTGAAGTAATCGATGCAACTATCAAACTCATTGATAATCCAAATGCTAAATTTGTATTAGTACCTGACACACCAATGGAGTGTGATATTATTGATACAGATTTCCAATCAATTTGTGATACTGGATATGGTAACTATAAAGTCCGTGGTCGTATTGATATCGGAGAATTCCATAATAAGCCAGCATTGTTTATTCGTAGCTTACCAGACTATGTATTCTTGAATACAGTAACTGATAAGATTGAAGAAATGATGGAGAAGAATGTATTAACTCAAGTGCAATCAATAGAGCATAACTCTGATGGTGATGAGAAGATGGAATGTGTTATCGTTCTTAAGAATGGTAGTGATCCAAACTTCGTTAGAGATACAATCTATAAGAATACACAAATTGAACGTGGTGGTCGTGTAAACTTTGAAGTAATCTGTGAACGTCGTATCGTTCGTATGAACTACCGTCAATACTTAACACGATTCATCGACTTCCGTAAGGTAACTAAGCTTAGACTTTACTATAACTTATTGCAAAATACTATGACTGAATTCCATAAGTATGATGCATTAGTTAAAGTAGTATCTAGTGGTGATATTGATTCTATCATTGAACGTATTAAGAAGTCTAAAGGTAATGATGAAGAACTAATCATGGATATGGTTAAGAAGTTCAAGATTACTGATCTTCAAGCTAAGACTATTATTAATATGCCATTGAAGAATCTATCTAAACATAATCTAGCTAGATATAAAGCTAAAGTAGAAGAATTACTCAAGCTCAAAGAGATCTATCATAATAAGATTCGTAATGAGCATGAGCTTAATGAAGAACTTAAAGCTGAGTTGAGAGACTTGAAACAAAAGTATGGTAAGAAACGTAATGCTAGAATCATCTCTCAAGCTGAAGCATCTAATATCCCTGAAGGTGAATTCAAGATTGTTATTACTGAAGCAAACTATATACGTAAACTTGGTTTGAATGATACAATCAGAGCTATCAAATGTGATAATCCTAAATTGGTTATTAAGATTAGCAATACTGATAATCTAGTATTATTTGATGCTGGGGGTAAGTGCTACTCTTATCCAGTACACAAGATTCCATTGTGTGACAAATCCAATTCTGGTATCGATATTAGAAACTTGAGTGCTAAGTTCACGTCTAATATTATCACTATCTATCCAGAAAGTATAATCAAACAATTAGCTGAGTCTAAACAAAAGATGTATGTAATGGTATTAAGCCATCTAGGATTCATTAAGAAAATGGAATTAGATGATTTCGTATCATTAACAGCTAGTGGTATCTTCTATACTAAACTAGACCAAGGTGATTTTGTTAAGACAATCATCATTGGTGGAGATGCATTAGATGTAATTACATTCTCTGATAAGAAAGCTTTACGATTCTCTGCTAAAGAGATTCCATTAGTACGTCGTTCTGCTAGAGGTGTACGTTCTATTGGTGGTAAAACAGTTGAGTATGTAGATGGTATGACATTAGTAGCTGGTAAAGATATCACTGATGTAGTTGTAGTAACTAAGAATGGATATCTTAACCGATTTAATATTAATGCATTACCTCAAAGTCAACGTGCTAAAGCTGGTAGCTCAGTTGTTAAGTTATCTAAGACTGATAAGATCAATAGTATCCATATTGTAAATCAAAATGATGCTATTCGTTTGGTTACAGAGCATGGAACTACTGATGTTAAAGTATCTGATGTCCCTACAGGGAGTTCTATATCTGCTGGTACTAAATGTATTAGTGGTAAAGACACTGTAGTTAAATCAATGATGATTAAATAGAGAAGAAGTCCCATAGGAGATTAACTCCTATGGGATAACTTTTATTTGGAGGAAGATATGGATAATAGTAAATTATGGCAACTAAAATGTGATCTTAGAAATATATCTCCATACTTAGTAAGTAGTATTGAATTAGAATTTATTACTTCAGAGAAACTATTTATCACATTTAGTCTGTTTGATAAACGATATACTATACAAGTTACCGTTAATGAAATGACTGACTTATATGATATATCTGTATCCGAATTTGGTTTCGGTATAATGCAAACTATGACTACAGATGATGCTAAAGCATGTATAGAAGATATCATTGCTAAATATAATAATCTGGATTTGATTGATTTGTATATACTTAATGATGTATTAAAAGACAGAATGTATTCAGAGATGTCAAATAATACAATATTAGTATTCTCACAAACAGGTCATTTCAATATTAGTGTCAGAATTGTAGATGGAATATATGCAGTAATAATACACGGTATGAATTACCAGTCAAAAGAATATAGATTTGACTCAGGGTATAAGACTTATAATTTTATAGCTAATATATACAGTCTATACCTAGATGAAGAATTTGAAGGTGCTGAAGATCTAATTACTCTATATGCTAATCTATATCTAGAGCTTGGTGGTTCAAGATTATATCTAGAGAAAGATGAACTATCTGATTGTAATATAAATATAGAGTATTTCTTAAAGACATCTGAACCAGTAAAATTGAACTTCAATAAGTTTGACTATGGTGATGATCAAATCCAATGCTGTATCTGGGAAGATGAATACAATGTAATGATTAGTGATCTTAACTGTGTGGTTAGATCCCCAGAAGATGCAGCTAACTGGGCTAAATCTGTAGTTGATGAATTTAATAAAGGTGAATTATAATCTAAGAGAGGTAGTTTAGTTTAACTACCTCTCTTTATTTTTTGTAATAGTGGGTATTTATAGCTGTATATTATTAAGGTGATATAATGATATTAGTTTATAGTTTAGCCGCATGGCAAAGAAAGGTTATATCATGAAAATCGTAAATGGCATTGCTTATGAAACAACTAAAACAGAACGTTTAGCACTTAAAGTTCTAAAATATGACTTATTTAATAATGAGTCTAAATATCCTGATTGGAATGCTGGTAGATTGGGCATCGAAGATGCACTTCATTATATGAAGGTGATTTATAAAGAGTATTATTTTAATAATAAGGATATCATAAATCCGAAATTTGAAGTATATGATTATGACTTTGAAACTGGTGAAAAAACAGTAGGAATCAGCTACTATCGTAAACCAACTGAGATCGAGCGAGCTAAAATTGGTGATGGTATGATTTATTCAACTGACCTAGTTGGGGCATTAATCCCATCAAATTACGATACAATCTTAGCTGGGTATAAATTACTTGGCAAACATCGTAAATATGCTATGTTGAAAAAGAAATATGATAAGAAATTAGGAGTAGCGTAAGCTACTCCTCTTATCTTATTTATTTTTTTTTGTAAAATACTACATACCTAACACATAGGTAGTGTATAGCAGTAGCAACTTATGGATATTTTACTAAATTCTCCTTTGTAAAAATATTATTCTACGAAACAACCCTCATGTGATGCTATACGAAAAATTCCCCTATGGAGTCTAAGCTCCATAGGGGATAATTTTTATCATGGTAAGATAAGTTTTCTTAAAGATTCATAAGATAATAACTCTAAATCACGTTTATTACGTAGAATGTATCTCCATACATTAGCATTAGCTACGTCAGCCAATGGGGGTAATGCACGTTTAGAATCATTCTCTTCAATACGGTCTTCTAAGTATTGTGCATATTTATCTTCTACAGCATTTAAGTCTTTAATAACTTGATTGATTTCTTTACTATTATTAGAGCTATCTTTAAGTTCTTTAGATAATGTAGCTACCATACCACCAATACGTCTAGCAGATTGAATGCCATGAGCTTTTGGATCGAATAGACCAATTATCATATATAATGGAACTGTCCACCATCTTTGAAGCATCTTAATTGCAGGAGATTGATTAAGCATATTGCCTTCAATCTTACCTAGAGCAGATGCTAACTCTGGTGCATATCCATAGATAGTAGAGAAGCTATCGGAACGTTCTTCTTCTGGATCATGTAATTGAACACGGATAAATATATCTTTGAATTTTTCTTCAACTAATCTAAATAACTTATTACGTCCTTCTGGAGTAAGAAGCATATCTAAAGATGTAATAGCTGTGACTGTACCATCCATCATAGATGCAAATAAGATTAATACATTAAAGAATACAAAGATCCACATCATTCCAGGTACTGTTAAGTATACAAAGATCTTAAGAGTATTTAAGATTCTTTCCCCATCAGTTACATCTGGACCATTAGAAATCTTGAAAGCTTTTTGTACATCTAATACACCATCAACTAAGATTTGTAGTAGTTTAGTATTAAGATTGATGATATTGGTTCTTAAGCTAAAGTGATGACCAACTTCATGTAAGGTAATAGCAACCAATTCTGCTGGAGACAATACACCACTTAATATTCCACGAGTATAGTAGATATATACCTTATACTCATTATTTGGTTGTAGTTTATATTCACCATTCTTAATAGAAATCTTTCTAGACTCATCATAGTCACAGAAAGTATAAGCATTCAATTCATTTACAGTATTATCAATAAGAATAGTTACTTTATGGAATCCAAATTTCTTTTCTAAGATCTTCTCGATCTTAGAGCAATTATAGTTTCCTTTTTTATTAATAAGATTTTTAAACTCATCTTCAAGAGCTTTAGTATCTCTATCTTTACCAAAGTACTTCTCTTCTATAGGTACTTGGATTTCTTTTTTCTTTACAGATTCAGCAAAAAACATTATTTTCTATGCTCCCTTGGTTTAATTAAGATTATACTTAATTTATTGTTGAAGTATATAGAAAAGTAGCAAGTCTGTTACAGGTTAATAAGAAGTGTGGGTATATATTATATCTGTGTAATGATATATCCAAGTTTATATTTAAGGAGGTAAATGGATATGATATTTTTAGGTGATAAGAGGATACTTAAAGAAATCGAAAAGATGAATTCGTATTTTAACGATCGTCTTAATGAACAAGAGGAAAGAATTAATAGAATAAGTATGGATACAAACTCTAATCATTCTTTGAGCTTTATGACAGATAAAAGAACGTTAGAGCTTAATAATAAACTTTATAGTTTAAATGAAGATCTCAAATTTATTATTAATATTAATATAATAACCATCATCTTATTAACTATATTTATTGGTATTAATATATATTTACTTATACACTAGGAGGAAGTTATGGAAAGCTTAGAAACTAAGATAAAGAGATATGAAGAATTACAAGAGGCATTTAATAATAAAATGGAAGAGTTAGATCTCGAAGCCTGTGATAGATTGGTAGAGTTATTGGGAATCTTTACTATCAGTCCAGTTAATAAAGAGACTATTAAGATCTTTGAAGATGTATGCTGTAAGTTAGATGAAGTATCTGTATCTGTAATGAAGCATAAGATTACTAACTTTAAAGATTATAAAATTTATGGTACGTTCTTAAATAATGCTCTTAAAGATAAAAAGAGTAATATGATGCTTAAACGTATTATTATGCTAGTTAATGATAACGCTAGATATGATGTTAATATTAAAAAAGAATTTGATATTAATAAATACATCTATGAATATCAACTTGAGCTACGAGGTGAGCTAATACGTAATATGAATGAATTGGCTTGTGAAAGTAATCCTTATAGAGATTATTATGATTCTATGCAAGACACTGAAATATTAACTGGTACTCTAAAGGCAATATTAGCATCTTCCAGTACATTAGATTTAGGTAATGAAGAAATTATTGATATTGCTAATATTAAAATTAATGCAGTATTCCCATATGATAAGAATGTGGTTAATCGAATTGCCGAATACTTCGACTTAAAAGAATATGGCTGGGAGGATAAATAATGATCAAAATGAAGATACCAAATCAGACTATGACAATAACTGATTCATTTACAAGTACTATTAAAGATATTGGTACTGATATTGGAAATCTACAGGAGTCTGCACGAAAGACTGACTCTAATATTATTGATATTCATAATGAGATCAATACATTGAGACGCCAAAATAAAGCTCTATCTGATAAACTAGCTGATAGTAGATCTAGAATAGTTATATTAGAAGAAAACTACAATTCTATAGTAGAAGACTTAGCTCAAAGTGCTAAAATAGATTTGTTTATTTATACTGCATTTGCTATATGTATTGCAGTTTTAGCATATGAAGTTTATATTCTAACCCACTAGGAGGTTTATAACAATGGAAGCAACAAAATTTGAAAAGTATATTGAGGTGATTAGAAATAGCAAGGATTATAAACTAACTCTTGCTACAATTAATCGCTATCTATTGGAGATGCAAAGTCTATTGATTCATGCGGACTTCAATAAACGTATGAGTGAGTTTAACTTACTCATTCTTATTCCAGAGAATGATGATGCGGTAAATATCTTTGAAGGATACTCTGGACTTAAGTTATTAAATAAAGAAGATATTATTGAACGTTTGACCGCATTCAATGAATATAAATATGAACGTATCTATGGTAAGTTCTTCAATGATGTAATCACTAATAAGGGATTATATAATCAATGTGAAAACATATTAGGATTATTACCTTTCTTAGAAGAAAATACATTGGAAGAAAATATCTACAATCTTCAGTTCAGTCTTCGTAGAAAGTTAAATGAAATCTTAACTAATCTAGACTACAATAATGCTGAAGCTGATGAAGAATTGCTAAATGTAATTGGACGTCTTATGGGTGATAAGAGTCTTGAGTGTATGAAAGAGATTCTACAAAAGAAAGATCTTGATGTAGAAGATTTAAAATTCTTATCATTCAATGATATTAATAATATTAGAATCTACTTTGATTTAGAAGAGTTTGTTGACTAGGAGGTTACCCATGTTAAGATTTATTAAATTAGAAGATGCAAGAATTGATATTAATCAAATTAAGTCTTATTCTTATAGAGATGGATCTCTTTTCATTGAAACAGAGAATGATTACTTCTCTTATGATAAGAAAGATATCCCTGAATTGGATGATGTTGTAGAATTAATGGATGCTAACTTATGTTTGAATCATCCAGTTAATGCAATCATCGAGGAGGAAGAATAATGTATACTCAAGAAGCAATCAATAATAATTCTATCAATACTAGAAACAAGTACTATCGTGCAATGGTAGACTATAAGTATAATAAACTTGTAAGTGATTATAGAAATATTACTTATGCTTTGACTAATCCTAACTTGACTAAGAAAGATTTATACTATCTTATAAATATTATAGATGAGCATAAGAATAATATTATGAATGAAGAAAGTGCATCTTGTATTGATAGCGATATGGTTACTCTTGACCATAAGAAATTGACTATTAATATCGTTAATAAAGACGATACTGATATTGATGATATTGTATATACTCTTAAAGAAGATGTAGTCGAAATCATTCTAGAAGCTATTGTAAATATTAATGCTAATACTTTTACAAATGACTCTATGCTTAAAGATGGACTAGGCGAACTGCCATTCAGTAGACCATCCAATAATGCGTTACTAACTAATAGTATAGAAGTATTAAATCTTATGTCGAAAATATCGGTAGGTAATGTAGTTGCTAACAATATTCCTAAAGATAATTATAAGTTATATTGTATTGATAAATTATTACATGATAGGATAACTAGACATAATGTATTATTTGTATTAGATTCTTTTGATGACACCGACCCGGTTAAATATTATATTAAGAAAATCGGTAGAGCTCTAACTGAATCCAATCGAATCGTTAAATCTGTTAATCTTAGAACTCAAGAAGTTAAGTTTAAGAAAGGTTATAGTATTGAGACTGTAGTAGACTGTGCTATTCGAATTATGTCTAGATTATTTGAGGCTATTAAACTTGATCTTGATGCAGTAAACTATGCACTGACTTTATTTAAAGAAGAGAATAAAGACACATATGGTTTACCAGATGATGCTGTAGAATTCTTAGACTATTTCTATAGAGGAATCAGAGCTGGATATCTACCATATAAAATGATCTATTTAGATGGTGATATTGGGACCAACTATCTACTTAATCTTATTTCTGACAGAGAAATTGAATATCCATCTGTTAACGATTATAAATCACAACTGGATGAATTAACATATGATGATATTGTAGACAATATCATTAATTATCATAATGATAGACTAAGATAAATAATTAAGAAGAAGGGAATATCTCCCTTCTTCTTTTTTTTGTTAATTTAGCCATTTTGAACAAACTAATAATCAGAAAGGCGGTATATAATGAAAAATACAGAAGCTATCGTAAAGAAGATATACCCTATAGTTGAAGCACAGATTAAGAAGAATCTGTCTAATTATAAAAGATATCTTGGTAAGTTTATATCTGATAGATCTGAAGATTTATATGATATAGCACCATATAGAAGAATCTATTTTACTCCTAAAGATGAAGAGGAGTTATTCAATACATTAAAGATTGATAAGAAAGTTATCTCCAATTATATGGAAGAGACTTACTATGCTAAGATTGCATCATTCAATCCAGCTGCAGCTAAAGATGAATGTACTATAGTCTTACTATGTCTAGTTAGATATTTCTGGAAAGCTAGAGACTCTAAGATGTTAGATATGGCTATAGTTAATATGGCATTCTCTGGTAAGTTCTATCCATCTATTCATTATGGTTTCTTTAAGAAAGTTCAACCAGTTGAATATAAATGGGTAATGGATTATGTAGTCAATAATATGCTTACAGGTAAGTTTGATCTTAAATCTAAAGGTAATGTAATCAATGCAGTTAAGTCTATCTCTAATACTTGGTTAGATACTTATACTGATAGATTTAAAGACTTTGAAGATGATGATTGTGTATATCTAATCCAACAGCTCCATGGTCGTATTAAATCCTTTATGAAGAATATTGCAAGCTTATACTATGAAGCATATGAAAACAAATCCCAATATATTACTTATGCATCAGATGACTATTCTGATACAGGATATCGTCTTGCAGATACAGATAACTTAATGGCGGAACGTATTGTAGATAAAGCTGTAAGTCAAATTACAACTCTATCTGTAAACTATAAGTTCTGTAAGATGTCTGCAGATGCTTTAGTTAAGACTGATGAGATTAAAGATATCATTGAGTATATTGTAAAGAATGATACTAAACAGAACTCAGAGATTAGAGAGTTTGTTAGTCTTATAGTGTATACATACTTTGCTCAGTCTAGAAATAAAGATGTACGTACAGCTGAGTTTATTAAGTTCTCTATTCAACCTAAACCAAATACTAAAGATCCTAATATGCTACGTATTAAGGATATTACAGAGAAATGGTTAATGGAATCATCTAAACGATACGTTCATAGACGTAATAGATTGGCTACTAAAAATAGTTACCATAGATCAGTATTAATGTATTTCACATTATTGATTCATTACAGTGCATTATAAAATATTCCCCTTAGGATCTTTGTTATCCTAAGGGGATTTGATTATATATTATAACCGTGATAGATGATTATATTATTTAGTTAAGCAGCATGGCAAGAAAGGAATCTATCATGGAAACAAATCAAATGCAACTTACTGAAGCAGTATATAATTTGGTAAATCTAACTCCACATCCAATTACATTACTTGATCAAAATGATCAGCCATTATTTACTGTAGAATCTACTGGAGTTGCACGTGTATCGTCTCAGACAACAACTGTAGGTACATATGTAGTTAATGGATTTGAAATCCCTCATACTCATACAGTATATGGTCAAATTGAAGGATTACCTGATCCATTGGCTGGAGTTGTATTTATTGTATCTGGTATGATTATTAGTGCATTAGCCCAACAAGGAATTCATCGTGATGATGTAGTAGTGCCTGGATTGCAAGTCAGAGATGAACAAGGTCGTGTTATCGGCTGTAGATCATTAGATAACTAATCCATAAGCCCTCTTCGGAGGGCTTCCTTTTTAGGAGGTATAAAATGCATATAAGATTGCGACGGATAGTCGACACTATAACAGTCGATAACTTTAAAGAAAAATCTGAGGAAATAATAAATTTCCTCAGTATGCCATATGATCATATAGGTGGCATATATGAATTTATAGAAGAGACCGGTTATATAATAAGAAGTAAGAGATACAAATACTCAGACGAAAAATTACGAGAGTCTTTCAAATGGACGATAGAATCTAGCTTAGAACAGCTAGAAAAATATGGTCCAATGAAACGTTTTAAAGTGGCAAAGTAAAATTTGCCACTTTTATTTTTTAGGAGGATTGTAAAATGGAGATATTTAAATACTGGGACCAAGTTGGAACACTTGGTCAAATAGAGACGTATGTAGCGCATCATGATAATAATAACTGGAACGGTGAACCAGTTAAACTAGATGCAGATGCATTCTATCTTGTTGGATATATTGATGGGAAGGAGAGTATATTCAGTCAATATCTTTCTGAAGCGTATACTAAGAAAGATGTCAATGATGTTTTGAATAAAATATTCTCTACTCGAAATAGAAAGGATATAGTCGTTGTATACATCAATAGTCAAGATCCTAAGCTAGGTAGAGCTATTCAAATGCTTGTAAATAGACTTCATCTCGAAGGCTATGAACAGGTTTATCTCAACTATATAGTTAGAGAACCATGGTTCTGGGATACAGTAGAGGCTTTATAGCCTCTACTTATTTTTTTTTGTAAATTTTAGCCATCTTGAACAATCCATTAAATCAAAGGAGGCTAACATGACTAAACAACGCAAACAAGCTGAAGAGCTTATATATAAAGTAATGGATGCTCTAGATCCATCTAAGAGTATGTCTAAATATTATGCTGCTCTATTTAAAGACATGAATGATAAACAGTTCTTAGACTATATATCTAAGAAATACCCATATAGATTCCAAACACGTATCTTTAAGATTGAACCAACTTTCGTAGAAATTGAGAAAGCTGCTAATATCCTAGGAGTTCCTTTAATGGAAAAGGTAGCTACTCCTGACTTGTATGTAAATGAAAATGGTGAACCAGTATGGACTAAAGAAGCATTAGTAGTATATCTTCATTTGAAGAAAATGAAACAGTTCTTAACTAAGAAGAACTCTATCTCTACTAATATTGCTTCTCGTGATAATAAGACTGGTCGTCTTGTAGGTCATGATAAGAATGGTGCTACATCTGACCGTGAAATGGAATCCCTTGTAGTATCTGGTATGGATGATACATTAAAAGAATTCTCTCGTGCACGTGCTGACTCAGTAGAAGCTAAACAAGCTATGTATAATACTATCTCTGCACTTGGCACAGTATCCTTAGAAGATATTCCAGAAGATAAGACTGATGTATTATCTAAGAATATGATGAACGTATATATGCTTGGATCTCACATCAATACTAACTTGATTAATATTGATAATATGACTCCACAAACTCTAAGAGATAAAACAGTTTCTAGACGTCAATAATAAATACCCCCTTAGGATTACTATGATCCTAAGGGGATAGATTTTGTAAATTGTAATATTTATTATTCTTATAACTGTATCATGGACTACTCATAGCTAGATGAGTAGTCCATAACACAATCTCTTATTTCCATATTTTAAAGGAGGTAAACATGATTGTACAATCATAGAATACTCACAACAACAGTAAAAGTATTTAAACTTTTACTAATATGTTTAAAAGTTA